CCAGTGTTCATCGTAATAGATGAAGACGTTGTTAAATCATTCCAATTATCTCCATCTAAACTATATTGTAAAACAGAATATACCGTACTTTTTTGTGCTAATCCTATTACACTATTATCTTCAAGAGCTACAAATCTTAATCTATCATCTATTATAGGTGTATTTATAAGTGGAAGTTCTCCCATATAAGCATTATTAGCCGATAACTCTTTATTTCCTAAATATGCCTTTATAATATCTAATGTTCCTATCTTATTCATAATCAATTAATTATATGTTTTACTGAGCATCTGAAATAATATATAAAGTGGATGCATCTTTAGTTGTAAGAGCATCATATTGTGCTTGGGTTAATACTGAAAGTTTAGCAAAGTTGGTATCTACATATGAAGTATTAGCTTTGTTAGCTAGGCTAGAATCAACATATGAAATATCAGCTTTTTCATCAAGTTCAGAAACTATCTTTGATGAAGACCAGGCTGTAGTTGTAGATATGGTGTCATCATCAATTTGAGCACCGCCGCCTTCTTCTATAATTTTTAATATTTCTAAATCAATTTCATATACACTATCATAGCATTTAGTGGTATCTCCACCCATAGCACCTAAAGTAGCTAAGCGAACGCTATAATCAGAATCGTAAATTTTACTCATTGTATTATTCGAATAATTTTTTATCTTTGTTCAAATGAAAAATATAATTTTTAATACATTAGATTGCAACATCACCATCTGTACAATGGACTACTGTTGCTGGAACGGTAGTATCACGCCAAAATGGATCTTTACTAATAGCATTCCATTGTGCAATAGTTCCAGTAAATGAAATAGAAGTCAAACTCCTGCAAGCAGCGAAAATAAAAAATCCAATACTTGTGACGCTGTTACCTATTATCACTGATGCCAAACTAGTGCAACTGGCGAAAGCATAATTTCCAATGCTTGTGACGCTATTAGGAATCGTTACAGAAGTCAAACTGCTGCAATCTTGGAAAGCACCCTTTCCAATATATGTAACATCTTCAGCAAATTTAATTATGCCTTTTCCATCATTATATGTATTTGAAACTATAGTTGGTAATGCGTATGTGTTATTAGGTGTCACAATATTTCCATCTGTACTAGTATACCAAATTTCATCACTTGGTATAGAACCACTACCTTGAACATTCACTGTTATAATTTTTCCAAGTAAATTGTACGTACCATTTTCTGTTATTTCTAAATCATCAGTTTCATCATAAATGTCAATAGCTGCTTTTAGATATTGATAAATTGTGTCCAAATCAGGTTCTGTTTCAGTTCCACCTAATTTGTAATAAGCTTCTTTTGCTAATTGATAAATTGCATCACTAGAAACGACTACATTTCCAATAATTCTTAAAATTTTTTGTGCATACTCTTTGTTTGACATAATAAAGTTGTTTAATTTTTAATGTGTTGATTATCAATTAGTTTTCATTCTTGTTCTCCACTTAAACGGAATAGTATTTCTTTAAGTAATAATGTTAGCTCTGCATTATCTTCTTCATATTGTCTAATAGCTTCTTTTAGTTTTTCAATAAGCTCTTCATCGTCATCAATATATTCATCAATTAAGCAATCACCCATTTCATTAGGCACTTCTAAATTAAACTGAACATAACCACCACCACAATAGTCAGCAAATTGTTGTTCAAAATAGATTATCGTCCAACCATCATTCACGTCTCCTATTTTTGCTGCATAATTTATAATGCTGTTTAAAACCTATTCTGCTGTGGTTTTTACTTCCATCCAGTTTGATTTATCTTCAGTCAATCTGTCAATGTAATATAAATAGACAGAATAACTAATTAAATTATCATTTCTAGTTGATTGGTTTATATCTATATTTACTGATGCATATTTCACGTTTGGTTTTCCATTAAGATATTCGTATATGTCACCTAAATTAGTTGAATGAACATATGGAAGAGATAATGAATATGCTTCTAATTTTTTCAATATTTGGATAAAATTCATAGTTCAAATATTTAATTTTTTAGCCTAAAACAAATGGATTTTTGAATGCATTTTTGTTAGCTTTCAATTTACCACACTCACAGCCCGGGTACTATTTAAATTTAGTACAATTCGCTTCAAGAAAATCACTTAAACGATTTTGGTAAAATGTGCATTTCATACTATAGTCATTTCTAATATATTCCAAATCAGTTAAACTAGGAATCATTATATTAGTGTCTGTAGTTTGGACAGCGCCTAAGTTTCTAAATTTATATGATAATTGAAGCACTAAATCGCTCATCACAGCATTCAATAAAACTGGTTGAATATATGTTCTAACTAGTTCTGACTCTAATTCTGTCAAATTATCTTTTTCAACTCCTTCACAAAGTCTCTCAAATAACTTTTGTCCAATTATTGGTTGTAATGAAATATCTTGTGCAGTCCTAATGGCATTTTGTATGTACTTACCATCGACATTGTTTGACACAAGAGAGTTTTCTTTGATTGTCTTTTCACTTATTAGTAATATATTATTCATTATTGTCATTAGGATTATTTTTTGTTGCTTCGTCAATATTCTCATCATTATCTTCAGTACTTAGTTCAAATGGAGTAAATTCTATTACATTTTCGTGACCGTAGATGCACTCAAATACTCGTTTAAATAAATTCTATATTGGAGAGATTTGAAGTCTTGAATAAAGGTCGAATGCTTCTTGATATTCTTGCTTTGAAAAAACATTTCCAGTGATTGCATAACCAAATAATTGTGATGGAGCAGAAAAACCAGTAAAAATTGAAGTAATAGTTTGTGATTTTAATGCTTCATATTTCTTATCAAACTAATCATCTGAAAGATTAGTTATTTCAACTCCATTTTCTTTTCCATCATCAAATGTAAATATTACTTTACCTGCATTTTCATCACCAGCAAATTTTTCATTAAATTGTTTTTCTAATCGTTTCTTAGTATCTTCATCAGGCATACCTTGATGCCAAGAAACAATAGTATTGTTGCTAAAGTTATTTCTAATTGCATTCAAATGGAAGTTGTCTATTCTAATAGATGTTTCAATTGCTGCAATAGAGCCAGAATAACGAGGTAATGGATAAACAGTTCTTTTGCTTCCAGTATAAAGGAAAACTGCTGATTCATTTCTATATTCTTGTCCACGTCTCCAAGTTGGGAATGTAATATATTTTGGAGAAGATTTAATAGCAAAATCTTTTGCATAATATATAACTGTTTTTTCTTCATTTGTGCGGCATTTTCTCATATCAAGCCAACCAATTTCCTTGATTTGCCCCATTTTATTATAAAAGATTTGTATTGCAAAACCACCATAAATCATATAATCAAGAGCAAGATTTCTAATTATATCTTCCCAAGTTTCGTCTTCATTTGGTTTATAGATTGATTCAATACTATTTCCAACTATAAAATTAACAGTTGTATTAATAATAGATTGCATCAAAGATGATTTTTCATAAAGACCATAAAGATAATATGGAAGTTTGTTGTCCTTCCCCCAATAATACCATTCTTTACCGGACACACTCCACTCTCTAAATTGTGGAATTTCCACATTTTCTAGTGAGAAGGTCAAAAGATCTGTTTTTTTAGATTTTACTGTTTTTTCCATTGTTTTAATAGCTTTCTTTTTTTCTTAGATAACATCCCTGCTAAAAATTCAGCTGGTAATGGTTCATAATCATTAGCATTAATGTTAAATCCATCATCATCACTATTTCTATATACTAAATGTCCACCTGGGGTCTAATTATATCCACATTTATAGCTATTATATTTAGCGATATAAAAAATCTCAAAGTGGTCTAGAATTTTAGTAAGGATTTGACGATTATTACATTCAAATTTTACTAATACATTATAGGAAATATTTTCCCAACCATATTTCTAAACTGCTTTATAAAAAGGATGTGTTGTATATATGTCTTTTGAAGCCAATTTATGTTGGCTTTTTCTAATATTTTCTTGTATTGTTTGTCCAATATAGCATTTACCACTTGGACTAGTATATTTGTATATAATTCCAACCATTTTTGTTCAAATGAAAAATATATTTCAATCTATATAAACTATTTATTCGCATAAAAAAGACTGAGAAAAATTCCCAGTCTTCCATTTCTTTAGTTGTTAAATATTAAACAATTGTTATCGCCTCTAAATCTGCAATTACTGTTGAATCAGTGATTTCTCTTGGTAATTCTGCTTCATCAACAGAAATTGTGACAGTGTATTGATTTGCATCGCCAGCAGCAGTTCCAGTCTCGCCAGTTCCAGCGGAACCCTCAAGTGGATTTTCTATGCCAATTGCCCAATATTTACCATTGCGGTCTTTAACTACACCAGTGCATTGTCCCATAAGCATTGCCATTACTTCAATACGTTTTGCATTTTCCATTTTCAAGAAATTCATTACAACTTCAGTTGTGAAATAAGAGCCTGCATTATCATTTACTGTTAATGTTGAAGTCATTGAACCAGCACCTTTACGAAGATTATAAACTTTCCATTCTTCAGTTATTCCTCCAGTAGGTGCAATAGTACCGTCATTACTTATAGTCCATTTAATATTTGAAGCATCAGCTAACCAAACTTTAGCAACACCACCTACAGAATCTTTGCACCCAGCATTTAAACCTGATAAAGTATAACTTGTACAATTCATAATTATTAGTTGTTTTAATTTTTGTAAGTTTTAATTGTGAGGGTTGGCCGTATTACCAACCCTCATTGTGTTGTTAAAATTTTGATTAAGCATTAGGAGCTTCTGAAAGAACGATTTGGTCTGGGAATGCAACCTAAGCACCAGCATTAAACTTAATAGCTAATCTGAATTCTTGATTGTCTTTTGAATACCATAAATCGAATGACTCAGCATCATCAGCCATATCAACACCATAGAATAAGTTCTCTGGATCAGATGCTAGCATTTGTTTCTTACCATTAAGACCCATTACACCGTGTAACTTAGTATTAGTACCTGGAAGTATGATAGTTTTTGCATCATCAACTTTTGGATCGTAATGATATAAGTTCTTAGCAGTAATTTCAAGAACGATTGAGCGGAATTGGTCTTCACCTACGAAGATTTCAGCTTTGTCTAGTACTTCAGCTGGAATAGCTTTATATACATTCAATGCTGTTTCATAATCAGATGCACCAGCAGATACATCAATAACACTAGCTTCAGCATTTGCGATAGTTAAAAGACCATCGAAACCATTAGAAGCATCAGTTGCATTCCAAATAAGGTTTTCTAATTGTTTGTTAACACCTTTAACGATGTTGTCAGTGATTTTTTCTTCGAAAGGAAGTACTTCACCACCAGCTTTAACAACTAATTGGTCATTCATCCATTTCTTTCTTAAATCTTCCTCACAAAGAGACATATTTACTTTGTAAGGTGCAACTGTCATAACACGTTGTGTAAAATCAACGTTACCAGAAGCATCGAAACCACAAGTACGTGTTTGAAGTACTGGGTCAGTAGCTAAAATGTTAAGAGCTTCTTTATACTTAACACCTGTCATAATGTTTACATAATTACGAGTTTCAAAGCCAAATACAGCTTTTGAAAGTAATTCACCTTTATGTTGTTCAACATAATCAGGAAGTGTATTTACTACGAATGCCATAATTTTTAAATAATTAAATTTTTATATGTTTTATAATTAGAATCTTGGCTTGAAACTCCAAGACTTTTCATTTTTTTGTGATTTTAATTGTTCCTCAGCAGGTTTGCTGTCACTTTTTTCTAATTCAGCTTTAAGTTGTTCAGCTTCACCAGATTTTTCTTCTAATTCTTTGCGTAATTCGCCGATAATGTTATCTTTCTCAACTATTACGTTATTCAACTCAGCGATTTGAGCTTCTAATTCAGCAATACGCTTGTCTTTGTCATCTGCTGTAGCTTCTTCTTCTGCTGGTTGTTCAGGTTCTTGTTCCTCTTGTTCTTCTTCAACTTGTTCTTCAGGTTGTTCCTCTGCTTCAGGTTCGCGGATTTCTGCTACTTTACCATCTGCAACAACAAAGATTTTTCCGTCTTCTGCTTTGTATTCACCATCAGGTGCAGCGACTAACTCACCATCTGAATTCTCAATGAATACTTCACGTCCAACTTCAATTTCGGAATCAGAAATTAAAACACCATTGTCGGTTTTCACCTCAGCTAAATGCAATATCATATGCGATAATTTAACTAAAAGTTTGTTCATATATATGATTTTAATTTTTGTTCAAATGAAAAATATATACAATATTATTTTTTATGATTTTAAAAACTTTGATACATAAAAAAACCTATAATAAATAATAAAAAACTATTGGTTTTATATGAAAAAATTCAACTATATTTATTTAATTACTAACAAAATAAATGGTAAAATTTATGTTGGAAAACACTCAACAAATAATTTAGATGACGGATATATGGGTAGTGGTGTAGTGATTAAAAAAGCTATAAATAAATATGGTATTGAAAACTTTACAAAGGATTACTTAGCTTTTTGTGATACTGAAAATAAATTGAATTGGTTTGAAAAGTTTTATATTAAAAAGTATAAAGCAAGAGAAACTGGATATAATTTAACAGATGGTGGTGATGGTGTTTTAGGTTGGCACCATTCAGAAGAAACTAAAGAAAAACTTAGAAAGCCTTTATCTGAATCTACAAAACAAAAATTACGTGATTTTAATATAGGCTTACATCACTCTGAAGAAACTAAAATTAAAATGCATAATTCACATATAGGAAAGACTTTTTCAGAAGAACACAAACAACATATAAGTAATGTTAGAAAAGGTAAAGCCTCAGAACCACATAGAAGTGAACGAACAAAATTTAAAATTAGTAATAATATGAAAGGTGTAAGCAAATCAGAATCACATAAACAACATATGAGAAAACCTAAAAATAGATATAAATGGTTAACACCTTCCGGAGAAATTAGAGAAATGTCATCAAATTTAGCTAGACGTTATCATCCAGATTGGAAAAAAATCGAGGAATCATTTTAAGATTTCCTCGATTAATTTTGTTAATTCATCTTTTTCTTCTGGCTCTTGTTTCTCAAATTTTTCTGTTAAATTAGCTATACAAGAAATAGAAAAACCATTTAAATCATTACCGTTTTTAATCTATTCCCATAAAGCTTCATCTTCAACATAATAACTAACAACCCAGCTACCATCTTCAATATCTGAAAATTCTTTAGGTCTAATTCCTCTTTCATCATTTATAATAAAACTTTCTACCATATAAACACCAGAAACTAATTCTCCTGAATGTTGCAAATCAACATTATTCATCATTCCTTGTTTAGAATATCGTGCAATCATTTTCTTAATAGTTTCTTTATTAAAAACTACATAATATTCTTCTCCAGTTTTTGGATTAACTCTATAAATAGGTAAGTCTGCTCGTAATGCAATGCCAGTTATAATATGTTCTTCAGGTTTCGCAAAGAATAATTGTTTAGGTTTTTCTTCATTAAAGCATAAGAATGAGGTTTCTACTGCTGGAAAATCAACTAAAGAAACACTAAACATTCCAAGTTCTTCGCTTTCATCAATATTTATATAATAAACTTTATTCATAACTAACTATGTTAATTTTCAAATTGAATATATTTTGTATCATTTTCAAATGAAGTCTTTTGTACTTCACCACCAATTCCTTTTTGTGCTAAGTATTTACCCAAACACTAAGATGAATCATCATATAAGACTATTGTGTATTCATTCTGAGGCATTCCAGACACATCTAAATTGAACTAGTAATATAATTCATTACTTGAAATATTTGATGCATCCAGAATGATTTTCTAATTAGTAACATTATTCACTATTTCTATTGAATAAAGTGATGAGTCAATTCCTAATAAGTTAGGTATATATATGTTATCGTCTAAATAAATCATTTTTATTTAATTTGTCTTTTTTATATTATTTCTCCATATGCCATTTTGTATGTTCTGGATTATCATAAACTCTATGAGAACCTCTTTTTGCTTCGCTTTGTTTACGTTTAGATTCATCTGAATGATGTTTTCCATACATTCCATTTCTTTCTCCAGAAGTTGACGCACTAATTTTTTGTTTAGCTTCTTTTGTATGTGGAATATGTTTACCATACATTCCGTTTCTTTCACCTTTATAACCGCCTTTCACCTTGATAGTATTTTTCATTTTATCAATAATTTCAGGTGTTCTAATATAAGTGTTCCCATATATACCTCCAAACGCAATATTATAACCAATTTCAGGATTCTATGCTTTATACTTTCTAATATAATACTTTTCTAGCCAATTTAATGATTCTTGTGTATCAGTATAAGATAATATCTCCTTAGTAAAATTTTCTTTACCATACTTTTTTGATGGCTCTTTTTATATGCAGACCACTTCCAAAATAATTATCATTTAATTTATTTGAAGAATGTTGTCCAATATAAATCTTGCCATTTAAAGTATTTGTAATTATATATATGTAGTTATATTCCTTCATATGAAAAATATTAGTTTTTAATATATATTTTCAGATTCTGCAACTGACACTTTTTTCTATGTATTGGAAATATCTGCTTCTGTCACATAAACTCTAGAATCTTTTATTGCACCTTCAATATTAGCACCTTGAACATCTTGTGTGTATTGAACTGGAGCTTGAATTGAAGCAATTGCATTAGTATTGGGTGTAGCAGAAGCACCAGAAGTGGAACCACCTCCAAATTGTGTACTTTTAATCTTAGCAATTTGTGCAATACCAGTTCCCAACATCATTGCAGATAACAAAGAACCAACAATAACATTAGCAGGAAACATAAGTTGCATTGAAGAAGCCCAAGCTGAAGCGATACCAGCTAACATACTCATTGTAGCACCTGCAATTTGGTATTTCTTTGCTGATTCAAAACCTTCTTTATTTGAAGTATCTTGTTCGGCTGCAAGTCCATTCATCATTTGTGCAACAGCAGATAATGCAGTAGCCGCAATTTGAGTGTATGCTGTAAATGCTTTAGAACCACCTTCTTTAATGTTTTTCTGTAATGTGTCCCAATTAGCAGCTAATGTAGCAACATTTTTCAATATGTTACCCCAAGCAGGGTTATCACTAAAATCATTAAGAGCTAAAGCAGATGCATTTATTGCTTCACTAATTTGTTTTGCTGTAAGAACATTAGGATCTGTATCTTTGTTTTCATTTAATGATGCACGTGCTTCATTGATTTTGTTTGTTAAATCAAGTATTTGTTCATCGGTTAAGTTCTTTTCAGTATCAAGTATAAATTGAATATTATCAATATAGTCTTGAACGTAATTAGTTTGAAGCTCTTTCTTACGGTCATTAAACTGCTTTTCAGAAATAAGTTTCTCGTCATATTGCTTTTGTAGTTTAGCCTATTCAAGTTGATATGAAGTATCTATCATCTCAATACTAATTTCGCGTTGACGGTCAGCTTCTTCCTTAGCAGCTTTATCACGTTGGGTAATATAGTATTTTTGAATAGTGGTTTTATCCTTTTCAGCTTGTTCTTTAGTGATTACACCTTTTTTCTCAGCATCTTCTACTGTTTTAATCGCAGTTTGTTCTGCTTTGTCAAGTGCAGCTAAATCTTTTTGATATTCAGAAGCACCAAATAAGTTTATATCTATAGAAAGTTCTGAATATTTCTTTTTTATTTCTTCTATTTCTTTCTTTTCTTGTTCAGCTGCTTTTTTACGTTCTTCAGCAGCTTTTTTAGCAGCTTCTACCGCTTTTTTTGCCTCTTCGGCAGCCTATTTAGTGTTGTCTGCATTCTTTAATATTTCAGATTGTGCAGCTTTAGCATTATCTCTAATGGCTTCATATTCTCTAGCTTGATCTCTAAGTGATTCCCAGGCTGTCCTGTCTTCACCAACTTGATCCATTTTAGCTTGAAATTCTGATATTTTCAAGTTTGCGCCCTCAATAGTATTTTCAAGTTCTTGGTATTTTTCTTTAGCTTCGGAAGATAAATTATTAATAGCTGTTTGTTTTTCCCAATCTGTATATGCTTTTTGAGCTTCTTCTAATTTTTGTTTAAGGTCTTCAGCTTTTTTCTTTTCTTCTTCAAGTTTTTCAGCAGTAGTTTGGTGAATAATACCCCAACGTTTCATTGCGTCTGTAACTTTATCCCAATTAGCAACTAATAAACCTAAAGCAACCACTAATGCACCTATACCAGTTGACATTAAAGCCACTTTAAAACTATTCATTCCAGCAGTTGCAGATTTAATAACTAAACCAAGACGTTTAAATGCCTTAACACCATTGTCAAGTGCAGGTAATGCTTGTGTAATAGCCATTAAATTTTGCATTTGTTGCAATGATTTAATAACAGTTTCATTCTCTACACCAAACAAATTCATAGTTGCTTTTGCAGCCTGTAAACCAGCAACCAAACCACCAGTTGCCTTAACGACATTACCAGTGATTTGGCCAAAGTCCATTGCTGATGCATTGACTTCTTCCATCTACTCTTTTAATGTGTGTTGGATCTCAGCAGCTCTTTTTAACGCAGCATTGTATTCATCAGTGCCTTGTTCAGTAGAAAGCAATATATCTTTCTAAGCTTTCAATTCTTGACGTAACTCTTTAACAGAAGTAGTAGCAGCTTTGTTTTCTTGATTCAAACCTGCCATACTGTCTTTAAGTTGGTCAACCTATTGTTGTGCGTCCTTAGTATCTATTTCAACGACTTTTTTCTTTACTGCCATAATTCTATATTATAGTTTTTGTTCAAATGAAAAATAAATTCTTATACAACTGAATATCTATGTGTCTCGTGCCAACCTTCAACATCAGTAATAGTAATAGTCAAGTTGCTTCCACTTGTTATATTAGTGTTAATTCTGACCTCATATTCATTTTTAAACCATTCATCATCACCTTCTTGAATCATAACCTAGTTTTCAGCCCAAGTTGCAGAATCAATATTTACGGTTCCGCCTGTTGTTGGTGAAAGAGCAAATTGTATTGTTGGCCTATTTTCTTCACCTTCGGTATCAGTTCCGTGCCATTTTAATACATATGTCTGTTGTCCTGAACCAATTGAAGTTAATTCATTGTCATTCAAATCTTCCAATATTATCCAAGGATATGGGTAAGTTGAATATCTTTGACAACTGAAAGTTCCAGAATTATGTGAATTATGTAAGGTAATAGTGAAATTTAAATCATCTTTATCTACATATTTTGACAAAGTTTTGTAATATACTTTATTTTCGTCATTATCAATAGTAAATTGTATATTGTGTATGATATAGGTCTCAGTACCATCTTGAAAATATACTTTAGTTAATGTGTCAAATGTGCCTAAAACATTTGCGTGATCCATTACATTTCCATTTATATATGATATTTCAGAAAAATGTAATACTAAATTATCATCAATAACATAATTATCGGTTGTATATCCAACAATATCAGTAACTGAAATTACATCTACCTTAGTTGATTCTGTTGTTTCAATATTATAGTCATAAATCTTATTTACAATATATAAAACATTATCAATCTTAATAAATTTATTAAACTAGAAATATATCCAATCTTTAGGTGACAATGTTAAATAACAGGTTACTACTTTGTTCTGAATATTGTATCGTTCATTCAAATATTTCTCCCAATACTTATAATAAATAGTGTTCTTTCCTCCATAATTATTTATATATGTATAATTCTCTTTAGGAGCGTTGAATAAACATAAATGGTCTTCATACACTATATCTAATTTAGGGTAGGTTGTTACATTTGCATAATTATAGCCTTGAGAATAGAAGAAAGTATTAGTTCCCATTTGTAAAGTGGTATCATCTGTAATCTTTACGCTTTTCATATAAAGAGCAGCTTCTGTAGAAAATTCAGTTAACCCATTAAAATAGTAATATCTTCCAAAAACATCACTATATTTGTCATTTTTATCTTTACAGAAAACATAGATCTCATTAGGGAAGCTGTAAACTAGTCTTTTATTATCATATATATTCCCCCAGCTTAAAACGTTGTCTGTGTTATTAATACTATTTTTAATTCCAGAAAATAATTTAACGGTTTTATCATTAAAGTTATAATCAGTATTTAGCCTATATTCTCCAATATTTAATCCGTATTTTTCTCTATATGTCTCACCTAATCTAGTTTTATCATTTTCATAATTAAATAAAACATATTTGTTATCAAAAGTAATTGGCTTGATTATCATCTCTTTAGATTTATCTAATTTATTTGTCCAATCTTCTATAGTATAATTTTCAAAATATGTCTTATGTTGCTTAAAATAAATCTTCTTCTCAAAATCATCAGTATAAACATATATTCTATACATCTTGCAATATTTCAAAATCTCATCAAATAAATTAAAATCTTTATTCCATAAATCATTCATTACAAAATGAGAATTGGATCTAATTTCTTGTGCCAGATTTAAAGTAACCTCATTAGTTCTTAAATATAAATTCATTTGTGGTAACCACATCTGTCCACCACCACCTACTTTAACTATTGGTATACCACTGATTAGAAATCTACCGGTTATAGAAAATCTAATTTTATGTCCTCTTGGAATAAAAGCATTTATAGGAATTGAAAAGTTAAGTTGGTCTGTTAAATTACTGTCATCATATCCAACAGAAATACTGTCATTCTCAATAATATTGCGGTATGGTGTCTTGTCAACAGTAGTATTGCTTCTGCATAATAAATATTGTGCAGAGCTTAATACAGTACTATCTGTATCATCTAAAACATTTAATGTAAAAACAAATCCATTATCCGGGCTTAATTGTGAA